AGTTTACTATTGTTGCGTTCATCACCTCGCTTGCGACACGCCTAGAGAACTCAGCTCCTGGATTAGAGCCATCATCTTTAATGTCGTTATCTCCTACTACAAATACATTCTCATAGCCACCTAATAACTTAGCAAAGTGTGGCTTCCACGCTGCTACTCCTGGTACACCTACTGCTGGCATACCTAGTACGCCAGAGGCTACGACTGCATCTAACTCACCCTCGCATACAACTATGTTTGGTGAGTCCTTGGTGATGTCAGTGACGTTATAGAGGTGGGACTTTTGCCCTAGTGGTGAGCCATACTTGGGTTTGCCATCATCTAAGCGGCGAAACTTAAAGCCTACGCATAGGCCATTAGCGGTGAAGTAAGGGATAGATAACCACCCTTTATGGGACTCGTGACCATTGGCAGGATCGGTAATAGTGCCTAATGAATAGAGTCCAGCTACCTGCTCAGAGATTCCACGACCTGCGAGATACGCTAGTGCGTCGGGACTTATGTGATCCGCGTAGTGGTGTGCTGCTACTGCCAGCGATTTCAACTGCTCTAGCGAGGGCATCCTTAAACTCCAAGTTCTCTATGATCTGAATAATGTTTACAGCGTTGCCCCCTTTGCCGCAGGTATGGCAAAAGTACAAGTTGTCTATGGTATTGATAACAGCAGACCTTCGAGAGTCGTTGTGGAGACAGCAGCGCACTGATACTGCCCTGCCATCTCTCACTTCCCCTCCGAAGTGGGTAACGATTACTCCTATGGGGATTGTATTTGCATCAACGGAGCCTTTGAATCCTTTTTTACGAACCACCCGTGACCAGTCTTGTGTTGACATTCGCATCCCTTGCACTTCTCGTGGTGGTTAGCACTACGCTTGAAATGTCCGGCGCTATTCTCCTCGCCAGCTCTAGTACATTCCTCACAGATCATTCGTCCGCCTTTGTCTCTTCTTCCGCCTTCTTTGCTGCATCTACTTCCTCTTGAGTCTGTGGTTGTTGACCACTCCACACCTTAGAGGTGCTAATGATTCCTTCTGGTACTGGCATTATTTCTTCTCCTCTAACCATTGCTCTAGTTCTTGGATTACCCAAGTCTTGTTGATTCCCTTGCGCTTGCGCTTCCATAACACATAGTGCAGGGGAGGATCTATCTTTCGTTGCTTGGCATAGTTCTTAGCCTCTACCTCTATCTGCCGCCAGAACTCATCAAGTTGTAGCGACTGAGTGTTCTTACACTCAAAGAGGTAGGTTTTACCGGCAACGACCACTACTACATCACCTTCATCTTCAGCTCCTGCCAAGCGTAAGCGCTCAGCGTCAAAGCCCAAGGATCTAAACCACTTCATAATGTCTATCTCAAAGGCAGCACCCTTGACCTTGTTGTACTTGACACTCACTGGTACATACTCCCTTGGTCAAACCTACTAGATTGAAAGTGCATCTCGCTGATCTGACAGGTTGCATAATCTACAGCTAATGGAGTATTGACTGTGCCATCGGCAGCGTGTGGACCGTAGCGATTCTTCACTACTGCCACCTTTAACTCCTTGCGTAATGGATCAAAGCCAAGAGTAAGGATAAGGCTAGGTAGTTGGGCTACCTTGCCGTGTATAGCCCTGCGAGGTGGGGCATTAAAGGTATTGCCGTACTCGCTCTGCTCGCTAACGTGGTGAAGAACTAGCACACAGGCTTCAGTCTTTCGAGCCATATCGTGCAACTCCATCATAATAGCGCGAAGACCTGCCCATTCATTATCTGTTTCGGCAGCCACATTCATCAGGTTGTCTATCACAATCAACTCAGGAGCAATCCCATACAACTCTATGTATGCCTTGATCTCTAACTCAATGTCATCTAGTGATGGCGAAGAGTCAAAGACCCAGGATATGTGCTTCATCTTCTCGTTGTATTTATTGTAATAGCCAGTATTAACATTGAGGTTTGTCTCAACAGTAATTTGAGAGTGACCTGATAAATGTGAAGCTGCTCGAATCATTACAGTTGCTGTATCGGTATCGGCGGAAAAGAATAGCGTTGGTACTTCTGCTTTCAACGCGTAGACCAAAGAGAACATAGACTTACCTACGTTTGGCGCTGCTGCAACCATACAGACTTGACCCCTACGGAATCTAATCTGTGCAGTTTTAAGTACAGGCCACACATCGGGCAGGGGAGTAGCCTTGGTTGTTACACCACTCCAAGCCCTAGTAAGACTAAGCACTTAACCCTCCGGAAACTTCATCTTTTTTCTCATACGAATTGTTCGGCGTTCCATTGGAGTTAGTCCACCCCAAATACCGTGTTGTTCGTTGGCGATAGCCCACTCAGCACATTCAGTTTGGTGGATACAAGATCCGCAAACTCGTTTAGCGACTACAATAACTCGCTGCCTATTGGTGTCTGTTACTTCAGGAAAGAAAGCATCCATCCCGATCTCAGCACATAAGGGTTCCTCAAATTGCAAAGGGACCCGCATAAGTTATCTAACCCAGACGGTGTCACACTTATCTATCGCGCCTTTAGGAGCTGGACACATCCAACCCTTCCAAGGACCCTTTGCACCCTGACCAGTTCGATAAGTCATAGGACCGTGCTTACAAGTTGGCGCATCTCCACCGGTAGGTGCAGCACCCAGTGCCTTCTCAGCGTAGGCAACGTTAGTTGCTGCTACTGAACTTCCATTAAGTGTGGTGTTAACGCTATTAATCAGCGTTGATACATCCTGAATCGTAGCTAGGTGCGCCTCAAGATCGTGAGCATCCTTAGCGTAAATGTTAATCAGTGTGCCAGCATTAGTTTTGAAGTTAATCTGAAACACTGTGTTTTCACTCGCAGCCATTACTTTCCTCCAGTTAATTTGACAGAAATCCGTTGAGATTCCTCTCCTTGTTTGTAGGGTATGACACCCATAGCCTTCTCAACTTCATCGGTGTCAATAGTCTTGCGACCTGCTACTGGAATCCAATCAACGTAAACTCCAGTAGGTGTAACTCCTTTGATACCTGCTAACGCTTCTTTCAAACCGTCGCGCTGGTTCGTTAAGAGTTTTATCTCTTGATCTAATTGCAGATACAACAAGGCGTTCTTATCCACCTCAGCATCTTCAATCACCGGTAACTCTACGCTACCGGTACGACCTTTTTTTAGACCAACGCATCCCATCTCACCAGTAACGTCATAGTATTTGCAATAGTGCTGGCAAAAACTTTCCTCGCGTTCTGGTTCAGGCACCTCGTTGGAATCTTTAATAGCAGCCAGCCAATCTAGGGCTTGCTGTGCAATAGCGGGATCGTAAGGTTCAGAGTGAACTCGTACATCTCGCTCATCACCATCCCTGGCTATGGCTACAAGATTGACGTTTCGAGGCTTCCCCTTCCCCGATTTTTCAAGCAAGTAGCCATAGACCTGAACCTGCCAACGCTGTTGCTGACTTGGAAAATAGGAAAGGTTCTTCACCTTTACAGTTTTCCAGTCAACTACGTCACCAGTTTCTGGGATGTAGAGGTCAATGTGGGCTTTCATATCGCCGTATTCAACCTCTGTCTCAACCATATACTTCTCCCCGCTAGGATCGGCTATGGCTAAGGCTTTTTCTATCTCAGCGTGGATCGCTGTTCCCATAATGGCAGCGAGCTTTAACTCATTGTCGTTAGTCTCTGGCTGATCGTTCAACCGATACCACACCTTACGACGACAGCCGCCTAATTCTGATGGACCCACTTGGGTTTGTGTGCTACGAGAACGAGAAGCATCTTTATCTCGCAGGATCTGTATTAGTAAATCTTTCATTTGATTTTAGATTTCTCAAAGTCAAGAACATCTAACAATCTGCGTTCGTAATTGTGGCAGCAATCATTATCGCCACGCTTCATAATGCTTACTTCATCTTCAATTCTTGCAAGTAATTCTTGCATTTGTATTGCTACGGTCTTTTCCATTTCAGTTCCTTTCCTGAGTGACCAGTTGTACAGGCAGTCCAGTATTAGTGTCAAGTATGCTGGCACATTTAATTGAGTCGGTGGCGAAAGACTTAGAGGAGTCAATGTCCCACTCGTACTCATAGCTGGAGTCGCGTAAAGCCCAGAGATAACCCATAGCAAACTGACCACCGGTACCTAGACCATAGAGACCGTGATCTGCTTGGATAAAGGACATATCGCAGGCAATGTGAAAGAGGTTG